GGTGTGTTGCACCTGCAAGAAATTGTAGTTTCTTCACACCTCGGGGCTAGGCGCCCCTATTATCTCCGCTTTTGTTTTGGGTTTGATTAGAATAGTGTAGAGGTTTTGCCTCTATGAATACTATCTAGCCAATGGGATGGGACTCTCGCGAGCCCCTCCGTACCCAATTCAGAAATGCCTAGTACCGTTCTTTTGAATGTAATGCGTCCCCGTAACGGTACACGGTAAAACGCATTGCTGTCGTCCACAAGGGACGTTTCACAGTCCGTGCCGACTTCTGCTGGCACGAGTCGTGAAGACATTCCCTTATATGGGCAGAGCCCGTCTTGGTTGACATTCTGTTGATCGGTTGTCGGTACAAGTACTGGTACCTGGAGTTGGCTTGTGAGATAGACCAAGCAGGGATCGAAAAAATCCCCAGCTTGTATTTCTCGTTTAAAGCCGAGTCTAGGTTCGTACGGATCGTACCTACCGAGAGCAGTACAGTGTCGACCGACGTTGGGTAAGTCCCCGGTTTCGCGCTCAATGATTCGGTACAGGTAATCGGCGGTCTGGAAAAGACCAGCGTCGACCAACTGTCTACATAAGCGCTCGGTCTGGAGGATGGCATTGGTAGAAGTACCAAAACTACCATTCTCTTTGACCTCTCTTAGGGGCATATACCCATTCCGATATATACTAGTCGGACCTAGTCCCGCGTTCGATAACCGAAGTCGAACGGGGGCGACGTCTACGCCGTGGTAGTAATCGGTTCCGCAGCTTTCTCTGAAATATCCCTTTACGTAGGACTTTTTGTCATTGACAGCGAGTCCAAGGCTTTCTAGGCCTTCCTTTACGCAGGAGTAAAACTCCGAAGGGACGCAGAGATCGTCACCATACACGTAGACGCTCCGAGAGACCATCTTGATGATGTTCATCCTCTTTCTTGAGGTCGGATAACGGTTCTGTAGTATGGAATCAACTGCTGTGAGGTAAACTACCAATGCGAGAACTGGGAAGCAGAGGCCACTACCCATGTTTGCGAGTTTTCGGAGCTTAAATCTATAGCGGGATTTGACGCCCTTTATAGATGCTCCTAAAGACGCATATGGTGTCCGGAAACGCGAGCAGAACTCCTTAACCCCAGCGGTATGCTGGAAAAGAGAGCTTGTGAGCACATAATGCACACGATCGCTCGCGTCTTTTAAATCCATCGTGGCGTACTTCCTGTCTTGCGAGGACTCCTTGGCGATCCTCTGGTTCACTGTCTGGTCGGCAAAATTGATTCTGCCATCAGATTCGTGAGACAACATTTGTGCGGCGAAATCAGCAAAAGAGAGTTGCATCTTTAAAGAATAGATGGGCTCTTTTGAGATAGTTCGCGGACCGCGCGAGTCCTTTGGCACAAACAAGACTTCAGCCGTGTTTTGATTATTAAGAACCTTTATTGGTTCGCGGCTGGAGGGATATGCGCGGAAATAGCCTTTGTAAGGGTTGTGACGTTTGTCACAAGTACCTACGATCGTCGACTTAGAGCGTTTGTAATGCTCTGCATTGACGAATTGGCTATTTGGGCCCGTTGAATATTCGGACCCAGAGAACGCGCCAGGACCAAACCTTGGCCTGAAATCCCTTAAAATGTCTTGTGTTGTAGCGCTTGAAAACCTAGGGAAGACGGTATGCATTAGTTTTCGCATACGATCGACCCTACCCCAATCAGTTATCTCTGGGATGTCTTTGTCGGTCTGAACGTACTTAGATCGCGCCACACTGAGCTCCTTACTAGTAAAACGGAAGGCCGTTTTATAGAAGAAGTCACAGAATTGGCGGATAATACGCAAGGATACGGCACATCCGTTGACGGCTTTCTCCAAAAAACCTGACATAAAGTCGGGAGATTTGCCTTTCCACCTGAAGTTTGTTAACTCAGATCTTCGGGACAAAATCTCACCTGCCTCAATACACCGAAGTGTATACGCAGAGAAGAGGGGAAGGATTTTTGTGACAAACGGTAAACCTTCTTGTTGAAGTCGCTGTAAAGCGTACCGTTTGTCAAGGGGGTCCAAGCCTAGGTCATTGGCCAATTTTGTCAGCAAATTCCCAAGACATATAACCGCCCTTCTGTTCTTCTTTCTTAGGGAAGAATTGGGTTTAGTGGACGTAGTCACGGAAGCTCCAGCCGGTTAATCCGGTAATTGGGGCAATCCTTTATAGTGGCTATGCTTCACCTAAGAGGATACGATTCACGGTCTCGGTCGTCAGGAAAAGAGCAATATCGTTTGTGGCGTAGTCAACATCTGTGGCAACAAAGCCATCGGGTACGACTGCCTGTAACGAGACGCTCATCTTCCGACGAGTAGGAGTAGCGACTCCCTCAAGCCAGATGTCTTTTTCGACAATCCGGGTGACGGAGAAGGAAGTAGGGCCGGTTTTGCCGGCGCGCTTTCCAGGCACAATGCGGATAGCATTCATAACGGCTCCGAAAACGGACGTCGAGAGATTGTATAATCCAGTGCCGATGCTACTAAAGATACGTGAATCTAAGGTTATGGTGTTAAAAGCCATGGTCGCCTCTGGTTGGTCTGGGTTTAATCCTGGTGGAACCAGGGTACATAAGACGCTGGGGTGGAAATCGACAGAGTTGGAGATATCTCCCTCTCAGTCGTCAAACCAAGTGGCAAGGCCAGCTAAGAACCCCAAGGGGTTCGTAAGCTTGGAGCCGCGTCCTTCTTTGCCAGCCGCCGCCAGAAAGGCTGTGTTGAACAGACCTCTGTAAGACGGCGATTTGTATTTTGGCTCGACGGTAGGCCTACTACTTAAGTTAAGAGTAGCAGGCTGACGAGTATATACTTTATACTCACATGAAGAGCCATGAGTGTTCCATGCAGGATCAGGTTGTTGTGTAACAACCGCCGACACAGAATACCCTCCCGAAAGTACAAATTTTGGAGAAAACCATCCACGAGGATGAATAGACTCCAAGAAATCTCCAACTGGAAGAAAATAATCAACCACGAAAGAGAAAGGGATAATATCCCATAGTACTTTTGGGTCGACATTGAGCCCAATTTCGTCAAGAAATACGAAAAGGGCATCAGTCGGATCGTCCGGAAATACCAGATTACCATCGATTGTACCGCGTAAGGTCAAAGTCCCACTACTGTTGTAGAGGAACGGGCCGCCGAGGTGCATTGGAGTGGAAAACCGAATCCGGCGAGAAATGGGTTTGCCAATAATTTTCTCATATGATTTTTGGAGGCCGTCATGTATGCTAGAAAGCGTACCGACAAGCGACTTCAAATCGCTTACGAAGGGGCGGATGCCCCAAGTGACACCTCCATAGGAGAGAGACTGGAAAAGCTTCTTAGTAAACATAGCAATCGTCTCGTCCCACTCTAACAAGAACGGGATTAAGTCGAATGTATTGTCTTCTTGGAAGTCCAATCCTATATACCCTTGCGAAAGGGCATAGTCTATTAACCACGGGAAACGGACAGCATCTATGTACGACCAATTAAGTTCGTCAAGATTAGCTCCACCGTCATACCTGTGGCCTCCTGGTTTCGAGACTTGTACATGAGTACAAGGGTTGTATTGGAAATACTCCCCTTTGCGATTACGTTGTGAAGTGACCGTGGAAATGGTACCCTGTACCCGATTAACTTCGGAGTATGGCCCTTGTTTCCCATAACGGGCATAAGCAATGTAATTACGAGTCTTGATAGGCATATGAGTACCTAGGTAAGGATCAGCGGGCGAGGCCC